AGATTGCTTTTCAACTGTGTCGCCAGCTCTAGTGGTGTATGACTCTGTAACAATAAGGCCCTTGGCTTCCCAAAACACCTTAGTGATTGTGCCCTTTACTTTGATTATTGCCATCTCTTTATTTCCTTTCGATTTGTTGTTTTACTCTAGTGGTCACCAGCGACATGGTTGGGATTGGTGCAGTCGAGATGCCCACAAGTTCTAGTGCCAGGTAGGACTGGCTTGCCGTCAAAGATTGGGATGGTGAGAGTAGCCTTGTCAAAATCGCCCTGCCAAGGGATGCACTTCTCGGATCCATACTTGATGACCAAGGCTCGGTGCATCCGACAGGATTGGCATTTGAGGTCTTTACGCTTGCGTTTATGCGTATTGACCTTCCAAGTTGCTCCACATCGGCAGCATAAGGCCACATTGTCATCCACAGCATAAGCTTAGCCAATCACTCTGGAAAGGTGACCCTCGAACCTGAGCGCGACTTCTCCAAGTCCACCATGTCGGTTCTTTGCCACCTTCATTATCATCTGGCTCTTTTGCCATTCAAACTGATCCTCATCAACTGACTTGCGGTGAAGCAAGATAACAACATCGGCATCCTGCTCGATGCCACCTGAATCTCTTAGGTCAGCCATGTCAGGCTCGGAATCTTTGCGCTGCTCTGGGCCTCGGTTCAGCTGAGCTAGCGCGATTACCGGAACATTCAAATCCCTTGCCATGTTCTTTAGCCCGATTGAGATGTCGGTAATCATCTCGTAACGCTTGCGACCTTTTTCGGTGTCTTGAATCAGTCCTAGATAGTCAACAACTATTGCCTCAAGCGAGCCGTTGCCTTTTACGCTGTTTGCCGATGCTCGTATCTGTAACAGGTTTTGACCTGACTTGTCATGAATAGCCAATCTGTGTTCTTGTATCTGGGTTCTTACCTTCAAGATTCTTTCCCACATCCACTCTTGCAGGTGACCCTTCTCGATAGCACTTAGTGGCACCTCAGCTTGGCTAGCGATGATCCTGTTATACAGCTCGGTCTTGCCCATCTCTAGGCTGTGGAACGATACAGGTCCGTTCTTTGATAGCTCCCAAGCAATCTGTAAACCAACAATGGTCTTACCCACGCCTGGTCTTGCTCCAATAATGTATAACGCGCCTGGTCGGAATCCGGTGATGATGTCATTGAGTAATGCCCAAGGGCTTTCTGGGTAATGCTTGGGCTTGTCAATCTCATCCATGTAGGGCAAAAGTTCATCGGCAACATAGCTTGGTCGGATTGCGGAGTTGCGATCTATGAGGTCATCAATCTCTTTCTTGGCTGTGTCAAAGACTGTTGCCAAATCTTCATGCTGGGCTTTGCTGTGAATCATTGTGCCGGCAACTGCTAGTCTGCGCCTTGTGGCATCCTCGATCACCTTGTTGGCGTAGTAACTGACCGATGCCGCTGTTGGAGTTGCCGTAACGATGTCATGGAGATAGCTGGCTAACTTTGGCAGAGCTGCACCGACTGTCATCACATCAATCGGCTGGCGACCTGCCTTCATCTCTAGCAAGGTTTTGTAGATGCGCTCATTCTGGAGATCGTCAAAGTCTGCTGGGCTGAGAGTTAGTTCCTCTAGTGCCTTGCCGTTGGTCAGCAGGATTGATCCGATTACTGACTGCTCAAATTGTGTCACTTTATTCTCCCTACAAACAGCTTAGGCAATGGTTTGGCTTCAGCGACTTCAACACTCTCATAGAGTCCCTTGTTTAGCCATGAGGCTGGGTAGGGAATGTATTTATCATCTGGCAACTTTCCCTCAGCGTAGGCTTTGGTCAGCTTCAACAGCTCACCAGCGGTTTTGGTTTTGGTTGCTTTACTCCAGGCTTTTAGGGCATCAGCTTTGGCTATCTTTTTTGGATAAAGTTTCCAAAACTCATCAAATCCCTCTAAGTGTTTTTCTTTATCTTTGGTCTTCTCTAAGTAATTAGTATTCTTAATGTCCGTTGGCTGTTCCATAGTGGAATGACCCGCGCTGGAGTCATCCGCTACGGAATCAACCGCCTCTGGGTCAAGAATGTGAAACGATGTAAAACCAAACTGTCCGTTTTCTTTCTTGGTTCTTTCCGTTCTCAGCCAGCCCTTGTCAGTTAGCACTCTGATTGCTTCATTGATTGCGTACCTGCCCAGCGTGGTCTGTCGCTCAATCTGCCCATAAGTAAGCTCATAGCCTTCTTTGTGGCTCATCAGGTAAGCCAGGAGCCTGAACGCGTTAGGGCTTATCTGTGGATCTCTGATTGCGCTATTCGGGACTTGAGCAAAGGGCTGTGAGTCATGCCGGTAGATTTTGTAAACGCCGCTCATGCGACACTTGCTCTGTCGAGCATGACCATCAATACAGTTGCGTTGATTACTTTGGTGTCAAAGGCTTCCTTGACGAGCATCGCCCATTGACCGGCATCAAGGCCCATAGCCTTGTAGTCCATCTCAGCCATGAATATGTTGTTTGCGTAATAAGGCAGAATCTCTGCCAGCGTTAGATTGTCCCAGTTAAACACTAAATGTGCCTCCTAAATTAGGTTGGCACACTACACTTAGTAGGGATGCCAACAGGTTACTTGTTGGAATCAACGCCGTCTAAGGGTTCCGATCCTTAGGCGGCATCTTTTTATTCAGTTATGTCTTTACACTAGCACCAGAAGTGTATCCTGGCGTGGAGCTGTCGGGAGTTGCACCCGAGTCCTAGTCAGATTCCTCATCGGCTTTACTGATAGTCGAGTCTAATCCAGCCCCTTGCTTGGACTGTACCACCTAATACATCTCAGGGTCGGATTCCAGCAGGTCTTTTGTAAAGTCGTCATTGAGTAGCCACCAGCCACCATGCCCAAAGATAGGAACTTCAGTAGGCGTTTCATGGTTTCTTAGCTTCCAGCCCAGCTTGCGACCATGCTCGGCAAAGGCAGCGTTGGACTCTAGTAAGCCGTTAGCCTCAGCGCATAAGGGAATGATGTTGCTGGGTTGGTTAGCCAGGTGATTCTTACTACCCATGCCTCGATTGAGCCGGTGATGTGGTATCAGGTCATCGCCTTGAGTGCCACAATGCCAACAGCCAAGGTCGCGCTCTAGGTATTTCTGGAACTGTTTCTTAGTCATCGAACGGATCGTAAATCTTGGCTGGCATCTCACCAGGTTGAAAGCCTAAAGCGATTGTTGATTCTGACATCCCACCATTGACCGCTTCGATTATGTCGGAGTTGTCGGTATTGTCGGTTATACAGGTATGCCTACGCCGCCATTCTCGGACAAGTTTGATTGCCTGAGCATCATCAGTCTTTATTTTGGCCCCACAAGAGCAGGATTCGGCTATCACCCGATAAGGCTACCAGCTAGGCGTGTCTCCACTGAAGTTCGACATTCTTGCTCATTACAGCCATCATTGTGGCTTGGTCTGACAGGGTTTTCATCTTGGTTTTGATGCGATTGTATTCAGCCCTTGCTAGGTCAGCCTTCAGCTTTTCCTCTACTGCTTGCAATTTAGCCACAGCTTGCCGGTCTGCGACTGTCCCAGAGTTGTTTAGGAAGGCCAGCGATACAGCTCGGTCATACGCTGAATCAGCATCTGCAAGCTTGCACTCGGCATCGTAGAGAGCGTTAGCCCCCTTGTCCATCTCTTTCGTCAGCCTTTGTAATTCCTCGACTATGTGGCCTGGTGTAATAATCTCCATTTTTTAGCCTCTCAGCTTTCTCTCTTTGTAACTTCCAAATGACACTTATTGAATCGAAGTCGCCCACATCAAACTGCTCTTGCAGGCACTCTTGAGTTTCAAGAATTGAGGCTAGAAGAATCCTCTTTGCCTGTAAGTCCATTAGCGATTGCCTTGATCTTGTCGAGTGTGTCATCGGTTGCGCCACCTGTTTTAGCTTGGCTGTATAACAATCGTAAACCCTCGATGTCATTCCCTAATGCCTCAGTCATAGCAAGCCAATCCTTAGCGGTTGCCGAACTTTTGACTTGTCTGTTGCGAACTTCCTCAGATGAGGCAATGCCTTTCTTGGTGTCAACAGCTAGAGCTGCCACCATTGCGCGACCCCATGCTGCGGTTTCTGCGTTCTGAACTTCGCTATCTCTAGTAAAGTTTGTCGGTCCTGGGATTGGCTCCCAAGCTGTTCCGATACCTGGTCGCGCATCATCCGGTGAGCGATAAGCGGCAGCGGTGTAGACTT